CTACACGATATGATGTTATCATTTGACGATTATGTAAAGTACAGATTCGGTAGATTAAAACCGAGAACTGTACATATCGTAGGCACATATGAGCCTGATACAGTTTACCGTAGAGAAACACCGAATTATCCTAGTGCAGAAACAAAACTAGGTAATGGCGGTACTATTGACCACAAAGCAAGACAAGAACGATTAGAAATATCAAAACAATATTCTATTGTTCCTGCTTATAACAAAGGACCTTATATGGTCGTTGGTAAAGAGGACCTTAAAACAGCTGGGAGAAAAGTATGAAGAAACTTATCTTTATGTTTTTTGCAATTTACCTATTAGCATGGTCAGTTGCAAAAGCAGATGAAAACAAAGTAACTAATTGGTTGCAAAAAGAGTGGAACGAAATAGTTGCTTTTCAAAAAGTAAATTGGCAACAAGGTAAAGACCAACTTGCCGATAATAAATTACAAATACAAACTTTATTTAATAAGGTAAAAAACTATGTATCACAAGATTAGTGAATTTTGCGATAAAATTGATAGTATAAAAAAAGATGCCGATAGGCTCCGTGAAATGAAATACGGAGCTAAAAAGGCGGATACAGTTGAAATTGATAATTTGATACAACAAATACAAAGTGATTGTTTAGTTATATCAAAAGACAAAGGTAAATATGCAAAAATTGATGCTACTGATATTGCTGACGATACTTGTTAGTGGTTGCAGTACAAATAGAAGTCAAGTTGGAGCTGTATTAGGTGGTTCAACTGTAGCGGCTAGTTGTGCTCAATATACTACAGAACCGGCCGCTATAGCATTGTGTACTATGGGTGGTGCATTTATCGGTGCAAATGTGATGTACAGGTCAGATTATGATGTACATAATGCAGTATTCGTAGACCATTTAAATAATGGTCCTGCTGGGTCTAGTTATACAAATTGGTATAATTCTGATACTGGCAATTCAGGTATCATCAAAACATACAGGTCGTATGTAAAAGGTCCAATCAAGTGTAAAGACTATGACGCAACTATTGATATAACAAATCAATGGCCGTTGATTGGTATTGGTGGTGTACAAAGAAAAATGGTATTTGGGACAGCCTGTCAGTTGCCAGACGGCAAATGGATAGAAAGTCCAGAAACAGCGAGGTAATATGACAAGAACAGAAGTAGAACATAAGATAAAAAACTTAGAAGATGAGATAAAAGAGCTAGAGGAATCAAAAGATTTAGTGGTAAGTCAGGAGAGGCTTGACATTATAGACGGAAAGATATATGATATAGAGGATAGTATCAAAAAGTTACGAAATTATGTTTAAATTGAAAAAGAATAGTCATTTAAGGGATAGTATGTTTTGGTACATTGTAATCATAACTGTACTATACTTGGGGACAATTTTAATAGGAATTACTAGATAATGGATCCGTTTCAATATCAAAAAATTAGAAAATATCTTACTTGGACATTTGTTCTTATTTTATTCTTATTAATGACAGGAATAGCTATAGCAAATGAATATACAAAAATTAGACCTATTAATCCAGACGAAGTTAATGGCCAATTTTGTTATGTAAAAATCATTATCAAAGAAACAGATGATAATGAAATTGTGAAAGAAGAAATTTTGGAGTGTGCAGATGGTAGAAAAAGGTTTGACGGTCCTAGTTATTGGGAACTGTTTGCTCAATTCTACTATACAGATGTGTCTGCTCCAGAATATTGTCGATACTATAGTCGACCAGAGCACGCCTTTAAATCATTCGGTAAAGCGTGTCTTAAAATTAACGGCGAATGGGAGGTGAAATAATATGATAAAGAATATTATCATTGTAGCACTACTTGTAGTAATATTTACTGGTATTACAAGCGATGAAGCTTTGAACTATGTTCAACTGGCGCTTGACAAATCGCAAGAAGTATTGTATTATATAAAGGAGAGTGCAAAATAATGAACAATAAATTAAAAATATTAGCTGTAGGTGCAATGGCATTAACGCTGGGTGCTTGTAGCTCGACTTATAATATTAAGTCAGAAAGTGGAAAAGTGATGAACCAAGTACCAAAATGGTATATGGCAGACTTTTCTGAAACGAAGGCTTGTGATGCTTCGTACTTTGGTAAAGACAAAGATAAACTTTGTATTTACGGTGTAGGTACAGCAGTATCGCCAGACTTGAATCTTGCAATTGAGAAAGCAAAAATGATTGCGAAAGCTGAACTTGCAGATATTGTTATGGGTAAAATGAATAAAGACTCGAAACAATATGTAACTGAAATTGGTAAATCAAATACTAAGACAGTTGTAAGTGAAGTAGAATCTACAATTGTAAATCAAATTAAAAATACACCAGTAAGAGGTTATGAAATCTTTGCTCAGGATGTTACTTTAACAAAGAATAACTATTACAGAGCTTGGATTGGTCTTAGACTTCCATTAGGTGAATATAATAAAATGTATAACTTCACAATTGAACAAGCTGTAGATGCCTATAATCTTAGGTCTAAAGCTGAGTTGAAATGGGATAGTTTAACAAGTGAAAAAAAGAATGACAATGGAAATACAGATATTCAGTAAACCAAATTGTACTTACTGTGTAAAGGCAAAGGCCTTAGTTAAAGGCCTTGGTCTACCATTTGAAGAAAAAACTTTTGGCGTTGATTTTAAAACGCCTGAAGAACTATATGAGGCTGTAGGTAAACAAGTTAGAACTATGCCTCAAATTAAAATTGATGGTGAATTGATAGGTGGTTATAATCAATTAGTAGAATATTTCCACAATCTTGGTAAAGTAACATTTGACGGGAAAATTATCTAGTGAATGAAGATGGTAAGATTATACTTTTTCCTAAAAACCGTATTGTTAACAATGACAAAACTGGTAAAAAGGATGAAAAGTTTTCTAAACAAGTTGAAAAACAACAAACGATACAATTTGTTGAGTCTGCCGTTGACGACATTGCATTAGATTTATTAAGAAAATGTGTAGATTTGGCTATGAAAACTAATTCATTACATTTTACACAAGACTTTTCATATGTAGTTGATGCTATGAGAAGTATGATTAAGAGAGATTTTGGTTTGAACCATGTGGTACAAAAAATTGTAGATAAAACGGTTCAAATAGATATTTCGCCAAAAGGCGAACAAATTGCTAGAATAGATTATAGTAAAATCTATGATACAAAAACTAAGTCTGTTAAAAATATATCAGATATTACAGACGAAGTTAAAGAGGGTGGCATCGAGTTTATTCCAGACTTTGATTTAGATACTCCACCTGAAAATGACAACTAATTCCTCTGGAATCGCCTTAACAGGTTGTAAAATAGTTAAGAAAGGACGGTAACAATTATGTTATCAAATATTATGTCTATATTTAAATCTAAAGAAGGAGAAAATGATATGACTAGAACTAAACAAACTAAAACGGATAAGGTAAGAAACCTTTTATCCACAGGTCAATCTGTTGCTTGGAAAACTCTAAGAAGCAAGTTTGATTTAACTTCACCAGCGTCTATGATTGGTAAGTTAAGAAACGAAGGTTTGATGATTTATGAAAATAGAACATCAGCAGGAGTTTCATATAGAGTTGGCGCACCATCAAAAGCTGTTATTGCAGCTGGTCAAGCGGCTTTATTCGGTAAACAAGGCTACGCAGCCTAGTTTTAATTTGGTGGCGGAGAAATCCGCCACCATTTCTTAATGTATATGACAGAATTTAAAAACGGTATCTTTAACTTACTTAAAAAACTTGGAACAACAAGTTTAGGTAGAGCTACTGTTTATACTATTGGACACATTTTTATAGCAATGACTTGCAACAGATTAATTACAGGTGCAGAATGGTCATTAGCTGGAGTTGATGCAATAGTTGAACCTATAATTAATGGCGGGTGGTATTACCTACTAGACAGAATGTGGACAAAAAATGCCAAAGTATTATAAAATTTCACCAAAATTTAAAAAATCAATATATGAATATCAAACATATAAAGATGAAGATAAAAATATTTCATTCCAAACGGAAGAAATGTATCGTTGGGGCCATTGCATATTAAAAGTAGATGATGGCGATGAACTATCAGATACTATTGGTGATGCAAATGACGATAGAAATGAGTTTGAATTTGACCATACTATGGTTGAAGAACAAGAGGTTGATGACCAATGTTCTTTTTACTTTATGAATGTAAAAGGTATTAGTGAAGAAGAATTAGAAGAAAAGTATGAAGAAGATTATTATGATTATATAAGAGATACCTTTGGCGACCCTTATGATTTTTATACCATATATCACGGTGAACTTGAAGTGGTAGATGTAACGGAAGAGTGGACAAATAAATGATTTTAGTTGACCTAAACCAAGTATTAATCTCTAACCTTATGGTACAGACTAGAGGCCAAGCAGATGTAAAACCTAATAAAGAGATGATACGACATATGGTGGTCAACTCATTAAGAGGGTTTAATGTAAAATTTAAAAACAAGTACGGCACTATGGTATTATGTGCAGATGCAGGTAATCCGTGGCGTAGAGATTTATTTCCTAATTACAAATACAGCCGTAGAAAAGGTAGAGATGATTCAGCTTTTGATTGGGAAAACATATTCAATATAATTACGGAAATAAAAAATGAAATCAAAGAAAACTTCCCTTATGCAGTTATGTATATTGAACGGTGTGAAGCTGATGATATTATTGCTATGTTGGTCAAGTATTATCATCAATCTGAACCTATAATGATTGTATCAGGTGACAAAGACTTTATACAATTACAAAGATTTACCAATGTTGAACAGTATGCACCTATACAGAAAAAGTTTTTAGGTGAAGGTTTAGTACCAGAACAATTTTTATTAGAACATATTATCATTGGTGATAGGTCGGACGGTATACCTAATATACTTTCGTCTGGTGATGTATTTGTAACTGGTGAAAGACAAAAACCAATTACTAAGAAAAGACTAGAGGATTTTATGGCTGGTCAAAACTTAGAGGGTGAAGTAAAATCTAATTTTGAAAGAAATAAGAAACTGGTCGATTTGTTGCAAATACCAGGAATGCTAGAAAATGAGATTATAAATAGTTACCGTAACTATAAGTTAAATGACCGTTCAAAGTTGTTGACTTATTTTATTGAAAATAAATTGAAGTCTTTAATGGAGAACATTGGTGACTTTTAAAAATGGAGAAAATTATGGCAAACGCAAATCCTAACTTGATGTCAAAACAATCAATGACAACTATGGCCTCCACTAGAGGCTCAGGTAGATTGTTATACCACGAAGTATTGACAAAAGTTAATAATGCAAAAGACAAGACCAAAAAGGTAGAGGTTTTAAAACAATACGATACACCAGGTCTTAGACGAATAATCAAAGGTTCATTTGACCCTAAAATCAAATGGGACTTACCAGAAGGAATCCCTCCTTATATTGCTAACGAAGCACCAGAGGGTACCGAACATAGCAGACTAGAAAATGAAAGTAAGAAATTTTGGCACTTTGTAGAAGGCGCTGATATGTCTATTTCTAAGACTAGAAAAGAAACTATGTTTATTCAGATTTTAGAAGCTTTACACAAAAGCGAAGCTGAAGTGGTCATTCAAATGAAGGATAAAGAACTTCACAGACATTACAAAGGTCTTTCCGCAGCTGTGGTTAAAGAAGCTTTTAACTGGAATGACGAATATAAGACAATTTAAATGAGAATCACTCTCATTTAACTACCTCCAGGGGGTGGTCAAATCTGACGCACCCCCTAACTTTTTCATAAATCGTTGATTTTACACGCTTTTTTTCTTAAAAAAGTGCTTGCCTTTAGCCTCCGGATAGTCTATAATATAAATATAAACAATAGAAAAGGAGATATATTATGAAAAAACTGATTTTGGCGGCTCTATTAGTGCTGTCAATTAACACTCCAACTTACGCTGGTGATGATTATACCAAAGCGGTGATTGGCCATGTTATAACAAATTCATCTGAAATTGACGAAAAAAAATTGCTAGAACAAGAAATGTCTAAATTAGGGCATCAATATGCAATTCAAATGTTGGCTATAATGCAACAATATTTGCCTTCAATAATTGATAGTGCAATGGCTGAAATGAGAATGAATTTAGATAAGCAGTATAAGTGTAAACTATTAACCGACACGAAAATTGCTGATAAAGAGTGTCAGTAATCATAGAGTTTTTACAAATTTTAAATGCTCTATTGCCAACTGAAGTCATTTTGATAATTTCAGCTGGTATTTTATCCATGGTTTATTTTGAAGTCAAAAATAGGAGAGAAAAGTGGAAAGCAAAAAGGCAAAAATCAAGCGAATGATTAAGTCTGAATGTGAGGCTACGGCCACGAGAATGTACAAAACTACCTATGCAGATATTAAGAAGTATTTTAAGGTAATTAATGAAGGTGTGTTTAACAATAAACTTTCACCTTTCAATGATATACAAATAAAAAACTTGACAAGACAAAAAGTTTATGGTCAAGTATGGATTAAAGATAATAAACGAAAAGGTACTAGATGGTATCTTTTAGAAATGGATGAAAAGTATAAAAACTTTAGTGAATTTTTGAATACACTTGGACACGAAATGGTCCACCTGTATCAATTATCGAATTGTGGTGATTCTGGCAATCACAATAAACTGTTTTACAGTTATAGACCAAAACTCAAAGAGATTGGTCTAGGCCAGATTTAACTTTACTAACTGAACAAGGAGAGAATATATTATGGCAAGTAAAGAAATCGACCGTTATTTAAAGGCACAAATTGAGAATATCCCAAATGTGCTGACTAAATTCAAAGATAACGACAAAGAGACCAAAATGGTGTATTACACCGGCAACTGGTCAAAAGATGTACAAGACAATCTTACAGAAAGACAATCAGAAAGATTGTTTAAGAAGATGAATAAGATTCTTAATATGGACGGTCTTGCATTTTTTCAAAAAAGACTAAAACCCATACAGATTGGTGAAAGCGAATATGGTAAAGCTGAAACCATTTATGGCTACGAATACATTGTGATGAAGTCTAAATTAATTTCATCATACATTGGAAAGGACGCTTAGTGAGGTTTGTAGATAAGTTAAGAATAGTATCAAAGACATTGTTTTTTGTTTTTACAGTAAGTTTTATATCTTACTGTTACTATTTTTATCAATCTCAAGCAAAAATTGTTGAAGTAGAAACAATTGAAAAAATTGAGGCGTTTAAAGTTTCTAAACCAGACTTTGAACACGACAGCCATCAATCTTTTTTAGATTCTGTTAATACTTGTGTAGATTATATCTACAATACAACATCTGATATAATGCCTGTGAATAGAGAATTATTACTAGCACAGGCAGCTTTAGAGAGTGCTTGGGGTACAAGTAGATTTGCTATTGAGGGTAAAAACTTATTTGGTATTCGTACATATGATTTGAGAGAACCACATATGTTACCGTGGAAAGATAAACCACAAAAATGGGGTGTTAAAGTATTTCCACACGAATGTGATTCCGTACAAAACTATATGGACATACTAAATAATGGTACTGCTTTTGAAAAATATAGAGAAGTAAAATATAATGGTGAAAATGACCCTTTCAAATTAGTAGAAACCTTAGATGCTTATGCTACCGATAAATACTATTTCTCTAAAATAAAAAGTATTATTACAAAAATTAGAGCAGAATATAAATTAAATTACATTAGGTAGAGAACAATGTTTACAATATTAATTACTTTTATATCTGCTATTTCTATATCTGTTATAGCAGCCGGTTATTCAATCGTAGGTCTAGCAACTTTATTTGCAGGCGCTGTTGTACCAATCATTGCTATGGGTAGTGCTTTAGAGATAGGCAAACTTGTAGCCGCCAGTTGGTTATATAATAATTGGCGCAATGAACTTGTACCAAAAACTTTAAAAACATATTTAACATTTGCTGTTATTGTTTTAATCTTTATTACATCTATGGGTATCTTTGGTTTCTTATCAAAGGCACACCTTGACCAAGTACAACCAACTTCAACTAATAATATTAAAATAGAATTGATTGATAAACAAATCAATCAACAACAACTTGTTATTGATAGGTCACAAAAGACTTTAACTCTATTAGACCAGACACTTGAAAAATATATTGATATGGAATATGTCACAAGAGGTTTAAAAGAGAGAGAAAAACAAGCACCAGAAAGAGAA